AAGGTCTTTTTCCTGTACGAGAACACCTGGTGATACTTGAAATGCCATTAGGTTTTCTCCTTTTATCTCTTAATTAGCTAATTATTTTAAAATATTCAATCTTCGTATTATTCATACGCCCATATTCAAAATTCAACCTTACTGATATTTATAAGATACACAAATTAGACTACTCTCCTTTACGAGTTACTGGATGCCAGACCGTACCATATTCATCAACCTCTGGTTTCTCATAATCTGGAATACCATCATCCACAAACCCGAAAGGCGCCATATCTTGCTCAATTAAGGCTTGTTGTTCCTCATACATCATTTGCCTAGCATTGGTATCGGTCATCTCCTTAAAGAAAGGTTGATTGGACAACCAACCGAATATAACTAGACACATCATCAAATCATCCGTATTGCCTTCTTCAGCCTGCCAACTCTGACCTTTTCTTATAAAGGTTGACATCTCTTCAACAATATTGAAATCGTTTATTATTATTTTATCTGATTCAATTAGAGTTTTAATATTAGCACAACCAATCTTTTTAATTTGTTTAGTCATTTTAACACCAAAACCAGAACCTCTTCCTGAAAATCCAGCACCTAATATTTGACCCGCTCTACCTCTTTGTGTAGTCATCAATAGATTATCATATTCTAATTCAAACTGTAATGCCTCAGCTATCTGTTGTCCTAAATCATTTGTTTCTACCAAAACATGAGCATGATTATATGCCTTACATACTTGGTCTATAGTGTGTGGAAATAATAAAGGTTTAATATCATTATTTCTATACTTACAAACAATGTTAAAAGGCATTTTAGTTACATCAATTATAGTAAATGCTGAATAATCTTTTGATACACCTCTAGCAACATCAACTGTACAAACATATGTTTTACCTTTTATTGGATCCTCAAACACATCTAAACCAGCGTTTGATGTTTTTGGTGTTTTAAATGTCATGTTTTTAATTTTTGCTGGACTGATAAGTGTATTAACACTACCTAAAAACTCACACTCAAACTCTTGTTGAAATTGCTCAGGTGATGTATTTCTAATAGTTCTATCTTTCCATTTTTCATCACGACCTGGCACCTCTGACCAATGTACTTCAATAGGTACATAATCATTTCTTTTATTCTCTGCGTCTATCCATAATTTGTAAAAATGATTCATACCATAAGGTGTTGATACAATAATCATTTTTGTTTTTTCTCCAGAGGAGATTGTAGGATATACAGAGCTGAAAAACATTTCGGCAATATTAGCAGGTACGAAAGCAAACTCGTCAAGGAATATTATATTATAAGAACCACCTCGTATTGCACTTGAAGATGTAGCAGCCGCCACAATAACTGACTTGTTTTCTAATTCAATATTACCTTTGTTCCAGTTTATAACACCTTGTTGTAACCATTTTGGTAAATTTTCATAAGCAAGTTGTACTCTACCTAATATATCTCTAGCAGTAGATGACTTATTGGCCAGTATGGCAATATTGCTGTTTGGATTAAATAATGCATAGTGTAAGAGATATGATACGGTAGTTGTTGACTTACCTGATTGTCTTGGTAGTTTGCAAATTGTAAATCTATTGTCATGTATTGTCCTTACTATGTGTTTTTGAAAATCATATAATCCAAAAGGTATAAGACCTTCATCTAGGGATACAATCTTAATATAGTTTTCCATAAAGTAAATAGGGTCTTGTTCACACTTTTGAAATTCTACTATTTGTTCTTTAGTAAATTCGTGTGCTGTATTAACCTTTTTTAAATTAGGGTTACCTAGATATGCGTCTGTACTACTCATAAATGTGGCTATACCATCCAGTTATAATTGTTTTATTACTTGTTTGACTAATAATTCCTCTATGTGTATGTGTCCAGTCTGCTGGCCATATAACAGTTAAACCTTTTTTAGCAGGCAGTTTTAAATTTTGATATTTCCACTCTGTACCACCATCTGCTACATCATTTAAGTAAGTCATAAATGCAAAACACCTTGATATTGTAGATTTAACACCTGTTCTTTCACAATGCCATGGAAAAAATCCTTCACCAGGTTTATAATGTTGAATATTAAAATCTTCAACTATATTATATCTTACCAATTGGTGGTTTGCCTCTTCATATTTTTCAACATACTTTTCTAAACATTCTTGTAATAAGTTCCTGTATGTTAATATAGGTTCATTATCGTCATCAGCAAATACGGATAAGTCAGTAGATATTTTATTTGTTTGGTCTAAATTTTTAGTGTCAGGATTATAAGATAATCCTGGTGCTGTATTGTGTTCATTTTTCAAATAATGTTCCATCATTTTATCAGCAATATCTTCACCTATAAACCAAGCGCCCATAAAATTATCTCTATGTAAATTATATTCTTTAATCATTTGATATTATATCCAAATTTATTACCAGTCTTTTATCAAACTTAATAGGGTGTCTTGAAGCATGTAATACATCACCTCTAATAAAAACTATTCTACCTTTTTTAGGTGTTATTCTATCCATTATTTTTCTATCTTCATCAAATAAAAAGGTATCACCATCACTATCATTTACATAATACAATCCTACATAAAAATCAAAATGAGTAAAATCATAATGAGGTGTGTTATGAAAATCAGGGTTACCATTTTTATCTTGCAACATCAAATTAGCTTTGACTCTATATAACTCATCTTTTTCTGGAAGATGTTTAATTAATGGTCTTAAAATATCCATTTCATTTGACCATTTTTCACCTCTATTAACAAAGGTATGTACAAAATGTTCCTTTTCAATTATTCTATCTCCAAAATCTTCAAGAACATTATCTAACGCATATTCTTTAGATGTTGTAGCATGATTATAATAATATGGAATAGCCTGTTCATCATTCAACAAATCTTTTTCTAATTTGTCTTGTATATCTTTTGATACAAAATCATCTATATAATAATATTTAACCATTTTCAGGTGTTCACCTGGTATATTATCCATTTATAATCACCGCCTCTATATGTGTATAACCTAATTGTTTAGCAGCCTGTACTCTTTGACTACCTCTGAATACACTATAATTTTTTTCTGCGTAAGCAATTCCATTAACACCTTTTCTAGGTGTTTCAGAGAGTTCATACTTTCTAACTTCTATAGGATTTACCAATTCCTCACCCTCCAGTAGTTCTGGAAGTGGTGTCATAGATTTTATATACTGCAACTCTGAAATATCTACAACTATCTTATTCTTTAGATTTGCTTTCGCCTTCAATAATTTCATTCTCTTTAGCCTTTTCAGCTGATGTTTCAGGACTTTCTTTCCTTAACATCTTTTGCAACTCACTAGTAGAACCTACAAACAAAGCATTCTTTATATTATTACTAGTTTTGTTAGGCAGTTCTTTTAAATCTTTTAATTTCTTTTGTAAGTCCTGTAACTTATCTACAGTTTGACCTACTTGACCTATTAGTTGTCCTGCAACTTCATAAGCTCTAGGGTGTTGACCCTCTTTTGCAATTTCTAATATACCTTCAATAGCTTCATTACCTTTATCAATTAACTTATAATAACTATCTCTACTATAATCATAATCATTGTCAACATCATGTTTCTTTTCTTCAAGTGTTCTAGGTACAGGAGGAGTTTTCACCTCTACCAACTCTTTTGGTTGGTCAAAATCAGAAACTTGTACTTCCTTTTTCTCTGTTTCTATCCCTAAAATTTCATTTACATTTTCTTCTAATTTACTCATATTTTTTCCTAAACTAAATTATAATTAACAATTAACCTAGTATTATATTTAGGTTGTTCCGCCGTGTGCCAATACCTTCCATCAAAAACTACTACTCTACCTTGTTTTGGCGAAACTGTTTTTTGTACAGTTAATTTTTTATTTTCAGGTATCTCTTGTTCATTATAAATTACGGTATCACCATCACTATCTAATACATAATACAACACAACTAAATGTTTTTCTGTCCAATCTGTATGAGGTGTATCTCGTTTTGTATCTTGCAAACCTAAAGGCAATTGTAAAAAACTTCTACCCATAAATATTTTAGAATAATTAAAACCAATTTTTTGACATGCATTATCTAAAATAGGTAACATTATCTCATGGTAATCACTATTGATATTAAAATTTTTTACATATATGTGTTCAAAACCAGGTCGTTTTTGGTTGTTTCTTTTAACATCTGTAATATCCTTGATGTAGTACCAAGGAAAAGTATTTGTTGTGAGTTTTGATTTGATATTTTCTTGTAAGTCTTGATTTATTATATCATCAAATACCCATAATTTATTTTCATACATTTAAATCTCCTATGTATCAGTATCACTAGACGGATTATATCTCTTACCATCATCAAAGAAACTAATGGTTGTTGTAAATCCGAAATCGTCATCACCATCCGCTGAAGTTGGATTAGGTGTTATAACAATTCTTTCCTCTCTTTGTAAAGGTGCGTCTGTATCAGCACCTAAATCTGATTGTACTTCTTTAATAACTTTTCTATTTGTCATTGGACCATATAGATAAGTTTTAGCAGTAAAGTTTAAAGTATATATTACTGCTCTTCTTCGTGTGAAATCTCCTGAATAGTTATCATCATAATCAATAGAGTTTAAAGTAATAGGTACATCTCTTTTGATACCTAAATCTGGTACCATGTTTATGGTTACTGTATATTCTGGTTGAAAGTAAGGTAAAATTTGTTCTATTATTTGTAAACCATTTTCAGCAGTTGCTGTAAAAGAATATAAACTAAAATTTACATTGTAAGGCACCGGCGTATAGTTATAATTCATAACCTTACCATCTTCACCTGATTTAACAGTTTTAAACTTATTCATTTTATTCATTTTTCGGCTAGCGTCATAAGTTAAACCTGTTAACTCAAAACCTAATCTAGGTAATACAATTGAAAACTCTCTGTCATCTTGTAAATTAGATTGTTGGTCTAATCTAACTAAAAACTTTTCTTTTGGTGCATATGCTAAAGGTATTCTCATTCTTTTATCAATAGCACCTGTACTTGACTTTGTTTGTACTATTATATTATTAAACAATTGACCAAATGCAATTGTCAATCTTCTAATACCTTGGTTATAAAAATGTGAGCCAAACATTATTCGTCAATCTCTCCAAATGGGTTTCTTTCAGTAAAGTCTAGTATATCATCAGCAGTTTCCACCGTATCATAACCTGCCTCTGTATTTAAATCTAGGTTGCCAGCATATGGACTTTGTGTTTGTATATTTGCTGTAGTATAATCTTCGTTCATTAAAAACGCTGGTTGACCTGTTGCATAATCGTGATAGTCTTCAAGCATTATTGAACCAGCACCTGTTAATGTTTCTTGACCATATTCTAAAGTAAACTTGTATGCTAATTGGTCTAGTGAATATTTGTCTTCAGCCTGGTCAATAGCACCAACGCCTGTGTCAAGTTTCTCACTTGCATATTCCCAACGAGTTACTTTAAGTTTATAAACAGGTAGATTACCTAATTGATAGAAAGGTTCCTGGTCTTCAACAAATTGAATTTCAAAAAACCCTTTCATTAAAGGAACATATAATATATCACCTTCATTTGGTCTACCTGAAGCTGTTAGTGTTGCCTTATTAGCAACATGTTCCTCAAATCTTCTTTTTGATAATACTAGAGTTGTGTCATCTCTAATTTCTAAACCGAATTTATTAATAATTTCATTCTCACCAGCAAAGCCTTCATTGGTTTCAAAATACATTTCAAGTAAATAAGAATCATCAAATCTGGAAGATGTATCCTCTCCCATTACCAAATCTCTATTTACCAGAGTACGAGGAAGATAGTAAATATCCTGTCCAAAAATTTTTAGACTTTCTATTATAACATCTTCGTGTAGTCTTTTTTCAGCGGCGTTTCCAATCCCTCGGCCGCCTTGAAAGTAATGATTAACCGCCATTGCGTTCCTATCCTATTAAGAAGTCTGGATTTTCTTCGTATTGTGACCGTATTCTATTTTCTAAATTGTCAATGTCTTGCAAGGCTTCACTATAAATTTGTTTACCATTTAAGGTTACTCCACCAATCATTGCTACTCCATCAAACTTGGATAGATTAGAGCCCCATTGTTTCTTAAACAAAGCTGTTACATATCTTTTGAAAAAAATATCATTCCAAACATCCGTATGAACGGATGGGTCTAATTTACGATAACACTCTATAACCAAATACTCATCCACATTAATATCATTTTTCCAATCCATATCAATATACAATCTATTTGATAACTGATTAAACCTTAATGGTTTTTCACCAACTAATATATGGTCTAAAAAGTCCAAATGTCTTAATACAACATCATAGTTAATAATACTTGTAGAAGAAAAATCATACAAGTCATTTAATCTCAATTGATATCTAACATCAAACATATTCATGTTACTTTTGTTAGTAAATGGAAAAATATTTTTAACACCTACAACACTCTCTGGCATAATAAGATAATTATTACCCTCTGTCCATGTTGTAGAAACTGAATTTTTAGTAGCTGTTTCACTAGAATCTCCAGTCATTCTAGTCTTATCAGCAGCTGTGTATTTGTATTTTAAATACGCTCTCTTAACACCATCATAATGGTATTGAGCAAAGTATTGTAGTGCCTCATCAATTCTATCTTCTAATTGGTCGTCATCAGCATTTATCTCAATAACTGGTTTACCTAATGCTCTTAAAGCATACTGTTTTAATGTTTCTCTTGTTGCTGGTTCTGCCATAATTCTTTACCTTTTCTGGTATATTTATAAGATTAATTATATCTTTGGAAAGAGATTATCAGCACAAAACAATTTAATATCCTCGTCAGGTAAACCAAGGGATTGCATGACTCTTGGTGTATGTGGATTCTGTTGTTGGTGTTCACAATAGAAATTTTGCGCTTTAACCACCTCTTCCTTGGTACTTTCATCTTGATGTGTTCCAATTTTATCTATATAATTAGCCAGATTGGACACGGCCATAGTACAGATTTGATTTAATTCTTTCTCCTCTTGTACATTGCCAGCAGCTATCATACCACCACTAAAAATAGCTTTCGCCCAATCTGGTAATTCTCTCTCTTTGCTCGGTTTAAACCATCTATTCTCTTCTATAAACCATTCTGTTAATGGATGATTTTTATTTAATAGTGGACTAAAATCGTGAAAAGCACCTGTTACTTTATTCTTACCTGCAATAACATCAAATCCATAAATTGGTCCACCGTTTGTCAATTCTGGAAATAAACATACATGAGCCATCCAAAGACCTTTAGTTTCTCTAGCGTCAACTACATCTACATGAGCTCTTCTTATATACTCATTTTTCCATGTTCTATTAGTCCAACCAGGTTTATTAAATCTTTCCATACCAGGCTCATTATATTCTTCCAATGAGTAATTTAATAAATCAATAGTTTCTTTTTCCCATTTAATTAATCTATCCCAAATCATGTAACTCCTTCATTTCTTTAAATAGTTTTGTTGCACTTTCAAAACAATATATTGCCTCTGGTAAAACAGAGTGTTCATAAAGATTAAGATATTGATTAATAGTTTCTTTAACAATTCTTCTATAATCTCCAACTTCTTTATGTCTAAACTTATAATATCTATTAGGACCAGGTGTTTTTTTCATTATCATTTGACCACCTGATAAATCTCCCATATGTCTAACATAGATATGAGCATACAACTTCATAGCCTCATCTTTTATAGATTCAATATGTTCAATATAATCTTTTGTACTTTGTGTCATTTCTGGTGGTGCGCCTATGTCTGTCCA